TGGTAAGCATCAGCAATAGTCTTGTTATCAAGTCGATTAGACTTTACAGGGATCTTAGGAGCAGGAACTGCTGCGTTAATATCCGTGGAATTGATTAGATCTGGGTCGTAGAGAGCACGATCTGAAACGGCTCTACGGGCAGCATTGAAGCGAATGTTGAAGAGAGTCTTAGCAGCTTCCTGGAATGGAATGTTAGATTCTGCAACAGATTGCGTCTGATATCCCAGTCCGTCTTCAAGAGGCTGACCAAAGAGGATTGGGAGATAATCATACGCTGAAATGATACGCTTTGCATGAACTAGGATCTTCTGGTTCACTACGATGAACTTCCAGATCTGAGGCGTATTAGGCATCGGAACAGACATTTGGAAGTCTGCCGGGATAATGCGAGCGTAGAAGCGGATTACTTCGAAGTTGTCATCTCCTACAGTATTGTCGCTAGAAGAGTTGCCAGTAATATAACGACTCCAGTCCATACCAGTAGTAGGCTTACGAGTGGAGACATACTGAGAAATCTGCGGATGCATTCTGTAAGCACTATCAGTAAGAGTTGAGGCGAGAGCTTCTCTTACATTAAAGGCTTCATTGTCATTGCCTAGTTTATTAAGCAGGCGCTTCAATTTGGTTCTAGTAAGGATATCAATGTAGCCTGCGTAGTCACCTTCCAGAGCAATATCTCCAGGAGAGACTGTTCTATCCCAGAAAGTATTATACATGTCCAGGCGACGAAGTTTAGTGAAAGACTTGTTATCTTTCTGAACCTTATTCACACCCGGCTCTAGCATGGTGTCTGCTAGCGTGTATTGGTCAATTGCAGCCCAGTCCGCTTCGATAGCACAGATGTTGTATTTGATGCCATCCTTGAAGAAGAGAAGGAATTGGCGTGCATAGCCACCTAGAGTAGCATGATCATCTAGGAGAACTTCAAGTTGTTCCGCAGATTGCTTGTTAGAAGGATTAGAGACAACGGGGAACATGGGATATCCGCTGAGGAACACATCAGCAAGATACGAAACCATACTATCCACCTGTGAGACAACAACAGGAGGTGTAGTAGAGGGCATATTGACTACTCCGACGGGTTGCGTAGCAGCATCAATACCCTCACCAGTAGCAATACCAGTAGTAGGATCAAGATTACTAATATATCGGGCATAGGACTTGTCGATTACCTCCATCTTATCAAGATAGTCTTGATGCTTGTTATGCTCCGTAAGGATGCGTGTAAGATAATCCTGTACGAACTGCTGAGAGTCCTTAGACGGGATTATAAGAGATGTACTCTTTGCCATTTTGGTTCCTTGGTTAGAAGATGTTGTTTGGGATTACACGATGCTCTGTCATGTCAATTGTTTTTAGTGAAGAAGGGATAAGGAGGTGCCAGTAATCCCTCTTGATATCCTCACCATAAGCAATGGCATCCAGCAAGTCATCCTTATTATCGGGCTTACCAATCTTGTAGATTGATGCTTGCCAAGTATAGTCTCGACGAGTTGTTGCGTCATGTATTACATAGCTGTGGTTATAGAGAGCTTGAACAAATAAGCGTATGCGTGTCTCTTTAGTGCGTCCGTGAGGCTTAAGTTCAACTACTATGATGTCTTTTAGATTGTATTTCTTAAGCCAGTACTCTAGCCAGAACTTGAGAGTCTGCTGATAGGCTACAGATTCTACTCCAATGACAGAGACTTGCCAGGTGACACACTTAGCAATTGCTTTCCTGATAAGCTCCGAGGGGTCCATAACACCCTTCTCATGACCTACTACAAAGGCCTTGTGATCATACTTGACATGGACAGCAATAACGTTATCATCACTCTCATTACGATAGCCAGCAGGATCTATGGTGAGATAAGCACCATCATGGTTTAGGAGATCAACATCATCCTCGATTGGTGACTCAGGAATTGGGTGCGGTAGAATAGACCTAGCTGAGGAGCGTGGGTCATTCATTACTTCAGCAAACCAGATATGAGCTAGGCCGAGAGCTTCATCATGGTAGTAAGACTCCATGAGTTCTTCAAGAGAGAAGAGAGCAGACCACAAAGGCTTACCGTCAGCTAGAATAGCGCCAGTAATCATTGAGATCCACTGAGGATGCTTCTTAAACTTGTTGAGAATACACATCTCGCTGTACATGTTACCAACGTAGATGATTAGGCGATTACCAAAAGGAGCAATAGCCTTGAAGATAGTACCAGTTAATTCTGAAAGAAGCTTTGCACTCTCGGCTGGGCTTTCATCATTCTTTCTTGTTTGGACGTCATCACAAAAGATAATATCTGGCCGTTCATTCTGCAGGTTAAGACCGCGGATACCGCTGCTCCAGCCCCTCGCGACAATAGTAACCGCACGTGCATGGAAGGCGGCTTTCTTAGTGTCTGCACTGTCGATTGCGAGGGATTCATCCCAGTTTCCATAGATATTCTTAATGTTGTCAGAGCAGAGAATATCATGAATGTCAGCAAGAATGTTCTCTGCTAGGTCTTCATTACTACATACAATCAAGATGAAGCTAGCTTTGTCATAGACTATGAACCAGCAAATCAGAATCTTAATGAATGTAGTCTTTGCATGGCCGCGCGGAAGCCCTAGAGCAAAGCGTAGGAGCTTGTTTAATTCAACGTCAGTACGCTTCGTCAGCATATTCCATATTGCTATGTAGAATAGAGGCAGGGCGAAGCGACACACTGTTGGAATACACAGAGAAGCAAAGAAGTTGATGTCAGTGCGTCCTCTCTCATAAGCATCTAAGAGATTTACACTGACAGCTTCTGTACCTATTGCTGAGGATTCTTGTTCGGCGGGTTGCATAATGTGAAGAATAGGGTGGGCCTACTGCCTTGGGGAGACTAACGGAGACCAAAGGAGGGAAAGCCTAGGTTAGCGGACGGGAGGCAGGCAGTAGGCCCATTCTTAGCCTTTCTCTTAGGAAAGAAGAAGAAAGAAGAAAGAGAGAAAGAAGAAAGAAGAAAGAAGAAAGAAGAAAGAGAGATTAGCCCTGGCGTTGGGGCTTCGCCCTACTGAGGAATGGGTTTAGGCGTAGGAGAAGGCTTTAAGAGTGCAGCTAGGGCCATCTTCTGTAAGATCAGGAAGTCTTGCTTGGACATTTTCATTCTCCTTATTAGAGAGATGTTTGAATAGATTAGTAACTGCGTCAGAAGAGAGGGGTGCGAGAGTCTTATTATCAATTGCAATCACTTCTCTATCAGAATTTAGAAGAATTTCAGGTACAGCATGTGTAGGTAGGGTGAGTTGCACGATGTTTTGATGCACAACTACGTTACCATGAACAGGATTGATGCGAGCAGCAGCCTTATCCTGGCGTTCGGCAACGATTCTAAGAGCATTAGTAGCGTCTTTTGCCTCCATGTTAGGAACACTTGAAATAACATGGTCTAGGAGAGCGTGTTCTGCACTGAGATACTTAGCAGCAATGGCGAGTTTCTCCACATCTTCCTTCTCATGAGCTGCTTTCTTATCTGCATAGATGAGTTTGAAGTCATCAGTAGCTGTGATTTGAGCAATACGAGAAGGGGAAACGTTTACAATAGACGACACCTGAGCCTGGTTAAGACCAGAAGCAAGGAGAGTGGCAATTCTATTGATCTGTGTAGAAGAGGAGAAGGACATTTTAGAGTCTCCTGTGATTGGAGGAAGCTATATTGGGAATATGGTAGAATTATAGGGGAGTGAGGGAGGTGGGGGCAAGGTAATTTTACCAGTTCTCCACCAGGTTTTTAGACTAATAAGGGTATATGTGGGTAATTTTAACATCGGGCTTGATTCTTTTTTAGACTAAATAAGGAAGTATATTAGATTGGAAAGTGTAGAAAAGTTTAGGATTATTTGAGAGGGGCATTTGATAGACCTGGGGCTGGCAGAACCAAAAAAAGCCACCCCTCCGGGGTCTTTTAGAAGCGTTTTCCTAGTGGGAATTCTGCCTTAGAATGCTACAGAATGGGCGCAGGCTGCGCGCAAAGGATGTGGGTAGTATAGGGATATACCCTAGAAGGCTACAGAGCCTAGAATCGCAGGCGACAAAAAACCCCAGTTGGTTAGACTGGGGTTGATTGGAAGGCTTTCGCCTAGTGCTTACATATCGTCGAGAGGATCGCCAGAAGTGCAGGCTTCTTCAAGCTTGAGCAGGGGACGCTCGAAGCGATTCGCCTGCTCTTCGGTCAGGCTGGCCGTGAAGTCAGTCAGATAGACTTGGAATTTGCCTTTCTTCTCCTCGCTTTGCAGAGAAAGCCCGGTATGGTTCGCAGCAAGGGAATAGACGGCAGCTTGCACAGCTTCTTTCTTGCCCGTAGTCGCCAGCCATGCCTTAAACGCTGCCAGCATTTCACGGACTGCTACGAGGGCGTCGCCACGATTGGCAGTGTTAGACTCCAGCAGTTCTTCCAGCGTTTCGGCAATCTTCTGACCGTCCTTAAGCGTAGCAGTTCCGCTGACCAGCTTGTTGCGCGCTTGGGCTTTGACAGCAGCAAGGATGGCATCAAAGA